TTAACTCGTTTACATAATCGCAATCAAATAAATAATTTAAAACGCCAGATGCGTCAGCCTTGTCTATGTTGATTTTATTGCAAACCTCCTCAATTGCACAAATATTACCAATAAAATCGGCTGATATTGAATTTTCACAACAGATAAAAATCCCCCTGAAATCCTCTCTATAAACTCTATTTAAAATATTTAATTCACCTAAGCAAACTGTTTTGTGACGCAACTCAGCCCGTACGTAATTAAAATGTATAAAAATACGGGAAATTTGCCCGTCGTCTCGGCAAAAATCTAGCCGGCGCTTTTCAAGTATTCCCCCAGAAAAATCATTATTTAACTCAATCATATCTTTTTCATCAGCCTCTCTGTCGTTTGTTCTATATTGTATTTCATAGCAGTTTTTTTCAGGAATCATTTTTATATTCCCTTTCTAGTTTTGTGAATGTCATATCGATACCAACAAACGTGGTGCATCTTATATCGCAACCCCTAAAATTAGCATAATCTAAATTGCAATTCCTGAAATATGCACCACACATTTTTGAAAAACTAAAATCAGTTCTGCTTAGGTCACAATCTACAATGTACGCGCCACGCAAATCAGAATAAAGCATAATTATAGACTTCCAACATAAATCCTTCATGTACGCATCTCTAAAGTCAATACCTGACAAATTATTAACAACCCTGGGAAAACTTCTGATGTATTCACCTTTAAAACTAGCCTTAGCACCACCTTTGCCAACTAACCAATGGTGGTGGTCGATTAATGATTTTGCAAATTTGCGCCTACTCAGTACAACATCAGTCACAAACGGTAACTTATGGTATTCTGAATCTGCGCGATCAAACATTTTTAATAACCTTAAAGTTTATTTGTCATTTTTAAATGTCCAGCCCTTGAGCCTGTCAAGTTGCTCGCATGACAAAACAGACGATGGCGATTCAATTTTTGTTTTTTCAGAAATCAATAACCACCTAATTAACAATTAATCTAAAATTAACAAAAAAAATCTGAGAAATATTTTCGTAATTTTTATTGTTGCTGTATTGTACTGAAAATCAGAACGCCAGTCAACTAATATCTATTCTAATATCTCAATAGCAGCTCTGTCGTTTGAGGGGCGCTCAACGCTGACGTGATTTACTGTGACTGTGTTTGTGTCTAAATTGATATTGACAGATTTGTCTTGATAAAGACCAAGCTTTCTAAACAACATATCGTATGCCTTTAATCTATTGTTTGTAGTCTCTGTTGATGTTTTTGCAATGTTGTAAACATCCTCGACAACCTCATCAATACTCAATTTAAATTTTTTCTTAATAGATTCGTTGCTAATTTGTTTTTTGATTTTCAAAACCTGCTCCAGCCGTTTTTTAACACGTGGTTTAGCCAAATAATTGCGCGCGCTCGCTTCTGCTGAACGCAAGGAAATTTCAGGATTTACAGTTGCAATATACGATTTACTCCCGACGCCGGTTCGGGCATATTCTTGAACAAATGCTTCTTCTTTCTCGTTAAGAATTAATAACGTATCAACTGGCCTAGGCTTCATTTTCATTTGTTTTTATACTTTATTTATGAGCCCACAACTAGTTTATCAACATACCGTCAGGAGTGGAGTCAGCAAATTTAGCTGTGAGCGTAAATTAATATAACAAACGATAACTCAAGTGTCAACAACGAGTGAACACCAAAAGTCGAAAAATATTTTCAAAAAAGCAAAATTAAACAACAAAAAGGAGTTTACGCCTGTTCTGATTGTGTGTACACTACAAACACTGAAACAACAAAACAAAACAAGACAGGAGAAGCAAAAATGAGAAACGTCAAAATAAACGACCTAGTAGAAGCGTTAGAGTCTGCAAAAACATCGATTGAATTAAATTATCGACTTGAATATAAAAGCCAAACAATAAAAGTAGGAAGTGGACATTTAATAAAAAATTTAATGTTTAAAATAGACAATAAGATAGTTAATTTACACATAGATGCAAAAATAGTATGGTTAGGGTGTATAACAAACGCAAAATTTGATTTCGACCTAGACAGCAGCTATTTTTGGCTAAACTGTCTCTGGAAATTTGATCTTGATTTTGAAGTTACTGACGATAATGGGAAATTAATGGATGAATGGAGCTTATTTAAAACGATTTCAAAAATGGAAAACGTTAAATTAACAGAAAAAGAATTGCATAATGCTACTAAAAACCTAAAAATGGATGAAATAAAAATGGAAATTGAACTTTATGAACGTAAATTAGAGGAGAGCTGGCCGTATATCGGGCGAACCTTATCACTAGGCCAAGGCGCGTTGACCGAACCAGAAGGACATGACAGCGGCAAATAACGCCTGCGTTTCAGCGTCCCAAACGGCAATCAGTCCGTCGGTAATTCCGACACCCTGATCCAATAGCTTGAACAGTGCAGCAGTTTTGACCGTGGCGAACAGAATGAAAAACGCATAGGTGATGATCGGGCGAACCTTATCACTAGGCCAATTATAATTAATTAATCTATTAACCAAAAGAGAAAACAATGAGTGATCACAAAAAATTATTAACTACTGCAGAGGCAGCAAACTATTTAGGATTAAGCGCATCATATTTGAACCAATTGCGAGTTCTTGGCGTGAAAGGCGGAAAAATTGAATCGCCACCTTTCATAAAAATAGGTCGCGCAGTAAGATATCGCCGAATTGAACTCGATGAATGGGTAAAAAACAAACCAACATACAAAACAACATCAGAATCAACAATGGGGAATAAAAAATGATAAAACTAAAAGAATTTTACTATTTACAATTAATTATGGCAGAGAGGGCAGTAGAAGACATTAATTTTTTGATAAAAATTTTAGAAAAAGATTGCCAGCATATAGACTTAGATTTGTCGAAAGAAGACATTGATTTTTTGATAGAAATTTCAGAAAGATTGCCCACAGATGTAGAATTAGATTTGTCGAACATTGACGAGTGTATTTATGATGCCGGAAGAATAATAAACGTATGCTTAACAAGAGCTTACGAATACAAAGGTAACTTCACAAATTTTCAGGTAATGAGTGACATCTGGTTAGTAATAGATAAATTATCTCCAAGATTTTTTGAAAAATACGTAGCTTTAACTACAGACCTGTTTAATTTAAACCCAATAACCGGAGAAAAATATGACACACGAAAATATAGATAAAATTTCTGATATAGAGAGATTAAGAGTTTACAGGGCAGTAAAAAGAAAAATGCCGCGGGCATATGGGAAAAAAGTAAACATGTTTGGAGCTTGTACTGTAGAGATGATGAAAATAAATATGCCTGATGGCTACTCATTGCCGGCTTATCATTACACAGATAATTCAACTTATGATCACAATTTTTCACCATGCACAACTGACTCTTGCTCTGACATAACCAATTATATTTTAAGGAAAACATTATGATAAAAATAACACAAGAAAAACTAGACGCAATAATAGAGCTACATACAAAATGGCTTGATGAAAATGAAAAGTTAGGATCTTGCGTAAATTTAAACAAATATGATTTAAATTCTGCTAACTTAAAAGGGGTTGATTTGAGATATGCAGACGTAATAAATGTAAAATTAAATTTCTCTGATTTATCAAATTCCAATTTGTCTTATGCTGACTTGAAAGGAACTGATTTAAGTTATGCAAATTTAAGCAATGCTGACCTAAGTTTTGCTAATTTAACTGGTGTTAATTTAAGGGGGGCTGATTTAAGGGGGGCAAAATTTCATCACACAAAAGGGATTTTGTGTTTTTTTCTCGGCAATCACTCTGGGTTTTACACCCCACACAACAGGTATTGCCAGATAGGATGTGAATACATGAGAATAGACAAATGGGTTAAGCGTTATAAAGAAATAGGAAAATATTATGACTACAGCAAATTTGAAATAAAATTATACGGCAAAATATTAAAAGCATTATCTAAACATAAACCATGGCGAGTGGAAAATGAAAAAAATACCATTAAATAAACTAAGTAAAATACTTATTTCACATGAAAAATGGCTTGAATCAAACAGGAAATCAGGAAAACAAGCATTATTAAGCGGATATGATCTTAATAACTCATACCTAAGTTGTGTAAATTTAAAATATGCAAATTTAACAGGGTCTAATTTAAAGCATGCAAGGTTAAAAAATGCTGATTTATCAAATTGCAATCTTGATGGGGCTGATTTATTTTCAACAAATTTAATCTACGCTAATTTAAGAAGAGCTAATTTATCGGGAGCTGATTTATGGGGCTCTCATTTATGGCATGCTAATCTTAGATATGCAAATCTAAGCAAAGCAAATTTTCATTTAGCTGATTTAAGTGGAGCTGACTTAACTGGAGCTGATTTAAGAGGCGCAAGACTATCAACAGCAACATTTAAAGACACAAAGGGAATAATGTATTTTTCCCTTGGGAAAGGATTTGGATTCTATACTCCTCATAACAGATATTGTCAAATAGGATGTGAAGGAATGGAAATAGATGATTGGATAGAAAGCTATGAAAAGTTAGGTAGAAAACATCGTTACAGTAAATCTGAAATAGAACTATACGGAGTAATATTGAAAGGGCTATCGCAGTATAATGCAAAATAAATAAAACAGGAGAAATTAAAATGTTAGGTGAAGGTTATTGCAACGTAGGCATCGTTGTTAAAAACAGCGACAATGAAGATTTTGAATTCATTAAAACCGTGGATGAGATGCTTGAATGCGAAAGTTGTGGTTTGACAATACCAGCATATCTAGGAATTATGCGAAAACAACTTTACATTACGTTTCTGGGTGGTGATGTTATTGGGTGTATTTGTGATGAGTGCTATGTTGAGCCTCAAAAATCAAAATAAATTAAAAAGCCCTCCCCAGCCTTTTGGGATAAAGTTGGATGCTGAGGAGGCATGGCCATTGGCCTAACGAGTTGGTTGTGGTGATATTTTATTTAGATACACATTAAGAGTCAAGATATTTTTTTGTTTCACCCATTGCCTCATCTATAGAATGACAAACAACAGCCTTGTATCCACGGCTATTTAACGCATCAAGCATTGATTGTTGTGATTTTGTTGGTTTCCCTTTTTTTGTCTTTAACTCAATAAAAAGACCGCTTTTCTCACCTTTTGGTTCAGCCACAAATATATCTGGGACTCCAGCAACAACCCCACTTCTTTTTAGCCTTAAGCCTTCGAATTTACGTCTGTAACCACCATTCGGAGTATGCCACATAAGACACAGCGGATATTGAATATCAAACCACTGCTTATATATACACTGTATATCAAACTCTTTAAAATTTTCAGAAGCAACAGAGGACATGATATTTTTAAAAGCCGTAGAACTAACACAAAAAATAATAAGAATTAATCTTAACTAATTTACAGAAGCAACAGAAGACACAGACAAAATTAAATATAATTGAACTTACTACCACAGGACACGGGTAAGTCACTAATGTACCACACTTCGAAAAACCATGTCAAACATATACGGGGCGGAAAAGTGTAAATGTTTTGTAAATTTCTTTAAGATTTCTTTACAATTGAACATTTTAATTTCTATGATGCTATTTTTCTGTCTATTATGTCGGCTATCTGCATGCATTTTTCCTCGTTACTTTGAGACATGCCTAACTGCCGCTGCATTTGCATATGCGCTCTAAGCTTGTCTTTTGCTGTTTTTTGCTTCCGTATAATCTCATCGTAATCCGGAAATTTACTTCGCATTAAAGTCAAAGACTCATCAACTGGTGACATTTTTTTTGAAGGGGAAAGCTTAACAAATTGCTTTGACTTATGCTCTTCTTCCAACACAAACGCAATAAACGGCAGCTCGATTGGCTTACTAAGCGGCGCATCTTTATAGATAGATAGTCGATGTATGGCATTGCTCATCACGTCAACACTATATTTTCTCAACACATCCTTCCATTCATCGCTGACACGAGCAACGCCTTTTTCAAAAAAAATACTATTGCTATTGTAATTCCAAAACGTATTGCCAACTCTAATTGATAGAGACAATATGAATCTCAACATGACTTTTTCAGCATGCGCCAATGTCGAGCGCATTATCGCCTCTTTTTCAAGTTTGTTTCTTTTCTTTGTCCGAGGAAATGACAATACTTCTTCTTTTGTGGGTATTTTTGCCTTGTATTGCCGCTCGCTCAAATATAAATATGGGTCAGGTGTTTGGGCATAATCTCTATTGTTATCAATAGCAAACTGCCTAATCTCATTTTCCCTAGCACAAGACGCTATTATCTCTAATAACTCCTGCTTGCTAGGGTTTATTCTATCAAATTCCTCTTTGGCTTTAGCATACGATCTTATTTTGTATGGCGTTGCCGGATAGTTTTCAAAAAAAGTATCAAAATCTAACATAAAAATCCTCCATTTTTCCTTCTTCAAAAATACTAACTCAGTGTTCTGATTATGTCAACAAAATATTGACAAAAAAAAGTTTAGCATGTTATCATTACATCTATGCAAACAATAGTAAAAATAAAACATACGGCCAAAGTGAAAGAAGATAGTCGGATTAGAAAACCATCAAATCTGAGGGAAATAATCTTGATGATTGGGGTTAGGAAAATAGCAAGAGAAGTGGAAATAGCACCATCTGCGGTTTCATCTTGGGCTAAAAATGGAAAACTCCCTTACAGCGACTACACTAGAAAAACAAATTATTGGAGCAGAATAAAAGCTCTTGGTGAAGCTGAGGGAATTTATCTAAAGAAAAAAGATTTGCTCTAAAATGTTCTGGTAAGATTTACAAAATCTTTACAAAAAAATTGCTCAAATTTGCTTTACAATTGTTCTGGTTTGCAGTACACTGTATTTACAAACTAACAAATTAAGAGGACAAAAATATGAATGTATTTTCACTAGAGGACAAAATGCCAAAAACCGCAATGGCTATTGCAAGACAAGCTATGTTAAGCAATCTTAATGGGTTCAGCTATAAAACAATATCTAACGTTCTAATTGAAGAAGCAAATGAAGATCATGTTTATAGAATTATCAATGACAACTCTGACGTCATTGCAGACCTGATGCAAAAAAAAGAAAACCTTTTCACTGCCGCATTTGATGATGTTAATGATTTCATAGCTCATGAACTGCACGAGATTTACTACAAACAAATAGAAGCTTATAAGCGGAAAATTTCTGAGTACTATAATCACGGCAGATGGGAGGCAGCGGCATAATGTTAGTTCTAACAAGAAAAGATAGCCAGAAAATATTAATTGGCGACGACATCGTAATTACATTTTTAGAAATAAGCAAAAAAAGCGGTATTGCACGAGTAGGCATCGATGCGCCAAAAGATGTTGTAATTCTTCGAGATGAGGTTAAAGCAAGGCAAGATGCTGAGCTTGATGTTAATCATGAATTAAATGGGAACAAGTAAGACATGAAAAGCTATAAAGATGTATGCAAAAAGATTTCATTTGATGAGTATTTGAAAATACCAGCTCTTGGTTCTACTGCTATAAAGCATTATGCAAGACATCCTTACCATGTTGGAGAGATAAAAAAAACTAACGCTATGGTGATAGGCTCTGCATTGCATTGTTTAGTTCTTGAGCCAGAGCTTTTTGAAAAACAATTTTTTGTGAGCGAACAACCCGATAAGAGGTTGAAAGCAGCTAAAGATGAAATTCAATGCTGTGCTGACAATGGAGTCGAGTGGATTTCTTCAAAAGATTTTGAAAAAATCAACGAGATGAAAGAGTCAATTTTTAATAAATCTAAATTTGCAAAAAAACTGCTTTGCGATGGCATAGCTGAATCAAGCATTGAATTTGATTACAAAGGGGTAAATTGTAAAGCGCGCTTCGATTACGTGAAGCGAATCGGAAGCGCGCTCTTTTGTTGCGACTTAAAAAAAATATCCCCAAAATCTGGCGTGCTTGATATAGACTCTATTGAATCGTATATAGGAAAATTTGGATGCCATATCCAAGCGGCATTATATACCTATGGCTTAAAGCAATTACTTGACACGGATGAAGTATATTTTGTCAATATATTTGTTAGCGAACCATCTGGCAATTTAGAATCAGAGTGTGTGTGCAGCTTAATGCCGGAAGATTCAATAGAGGTTGGTATGTCGGAAATTGACTTGGCAGTAAATAATATTGATAAATATAAAGAGAAAATTAATGCAGAGGATTTTATATCTGACGTTCAAATTTTTAGTGGCGTAATAAACAAGGGAATGCCTAGAATAGGCCTTCCAAAATGGTACAAATTATGAATACAGGAACAAATATTGTAAAAGCCATTGTGGCTGTTGAGCCAAAATTTAATGCTCTAATAGACAAATCTGCAGCAGGGCAAATGACGTTTGCAAAAGAAGCTTCTTTTGCTAGACAAGCATTCGAATCTAACCATCATCTAGCAAATGCAATACGCAATGATGTAAAAGGATTTCAAGATGCATTATGCAATGTTGCGAACATGGGGCTTTCATTAAATCCTTCATTGGGATATGCTTATCTCGTCCCAAGAAAAGGGAAAATATGTTTAGATCCAAGTTATAAAGGATTAGTAAAAATTGCTGTTAAAAATGGCTTCATACGTCATGCCATGGGAGATATCGTAAAAGAAGGCGACCACTTTATTTACAAAGGCATGTATGACATGCCTGAGCATGATATTGCGGACATATTCGCCATAAATCCAAGCAGAAGTCAGAAAAAAACAGTTGGGGCATATTGCGTTGCAAAAATGCCTGATGGATCATTTATGACTCATGTTATGGATTTAGCAGAAATAGAAAAACGCAAAGCTTTATCAATGAATAAAGGTGAGCATTCAATTTGGAATAAATGGTACGACCAAATGTGCATTAAGACAGTAATAAAATATGCTTCAAAAAGCTGGATATCAAACAGCGGGATTGAACTAGAAGAAAAATTTAATGAAATATTTTCAGATGATTTTTCAGAAGAAAAAAATAAAATAAAAAATAATGATGCTCAAAATTTTATTGAAGGAACATCAGATGGTGGGGATCAATACATAGAGTTTCAATTAGAGGAAATAGAAGAAAGTTAAAAATTAAGGTCACTAGCTTTGTTTCTCTTTCTCGCTTCCTCCCCTTGTTGTTTCCCAAGGGGAAGCTAGTGGCCTTAACTTTTAACAAAATTAGGAGTAAAATAAAATGCAATTCCCATTTTCCCATGGTGACTTTGTTACATTTTCCGATGATGATTCTGATTTTTATCTTGTTTTTTTTCAGAAAGGGAAAGAGACACCAGCACCGCCATCAGGAGATTTAGAAAGAACCTTTTTTTTTGAGTTAACAGCTGGAGAAACAATAGACAGCTTTAATAAAAAATTGAATGTATTTTTGGACCAGCGGGAGCGAATCAACAGAAAGTTACGGCGTCAAACTAAAAATTTGCGAAATTTAATGCTTAAATCGTTTTCTGATTATTCATCGCTTGATCCTTGGCTTTTGCCTCCATCAAAGAAGCCTGGTGAATCAGTTAGTTATGTTGCGTTTAGCGGATGATTTTATGATTCGCAATTTCTTGGCATTTATTTGTGTCGCGTTTATTGCACTGCTGTGTGCAGGGGTTGTGGTTATGGTTACTATATTGATAGTAAAGCTTTTAATGAATAAAATTTCAAAATAAAATACCAGCCAAATTTACGCATTTAAATAGGCGTGACGGGTGTGTTATTTTTTCTTTTTCATTTTGCTAAAAGTTTTGGCTAAATTAGCCCTTTTAACGGTTGTTTTAGCGTATTTTTTGGGGTTGTCAAGAACTTCTTCACGAAACTGAGCGACGGTTTTTTTAGCCCTTTTTGCCTGCCTAGTGAAAGCACCTTCATCCATGTCCATATCTTGAATCCATTTTTTTTTCGATGTTTTTTTCATGTTTATATTTTGTTTAAAGGGTAAACCGCTTACCAAAACGAACTTAGGGAAACATTTCAATATGCGGCTTACGCCATGCGCATAAATATAATATCAAAAAAATAAGTTACGCGCAACGCGCTTTCCATTCTTGCTGCTGCCCATCTATTTGCCTTAGCAAACTATGCATGCTTTCATCATTATACATTTGGCTGAGCTGGTATTTTGTAAGCGTTATCGGCTTACCCCACAAGCAATAATTATTTATCGGTGTAGTCGCGCATCCGCTTAACAACATCGTCAATGCTGTCATTCCTGCGAGCCTCTTCACGCTTATTAGTTTCAAGTGCATCTTCTGCATTTTTTTTAAGTATCTCATATTCTTTCTCTCTCTTGCCTTTTGATAAGCCGTAAAAAAACACCCCTGCTAACGAAAATATTGCAGCAGAAACAGATGCTATTATTAATTTAATTTTATTCACTCGGCTTCTTCCTTTGTGCAAATTTTTCAGCAATACCGACGCCCAGTAAAAATGAGCCTGATAAATAGCTAGCATTAATGTAAAATTTTATAAATTCAGCATCTTTTATAACAAAGAATATTCCGAAATAGCATATCGTTGCACCGACGAATGCCGCAGTAAATAGCAGTGTTGAACCTAACAATCTTTTCGAACTGTTTCTACTGTCGTCATCTTTTAAAAAACCGTTTTTCATCATTTGTAAAGATTCAATATTGTTCTATAGACGTTTGAAAATTCCGAACTAACGTGTAAATTATCTTTCTGTCGTGATTTTATGCTATCTTGATGGTCCTTATGGATTATATCCATCGACCCGCGAAACTGACTAAGCAAAACATATTGCGAACTGGCATCTTTCAATTTTGAAATTTTCTGAGCATTGGTAATTATTGCTCTCGAATTTTCTTGAAAATTCGCACGTAGTGCATTAACGTTCGTTGAATTTTCAGTGGATCTTTCCTCAATTCCATTAATTCTAGCCTTTTCTTTTGTTTGTTGAGACTTGAGAACTTCTAGTTCAGCCATAGTTTTCTCGTGAAAACTTACTCCAGTCATTAAAATAAATAATATTGAAATTATGCCGCTTACTAATGCTACATTTTTATTTATATCTGATTTGTTCATTATGTTGCCAATTTTTTTAAAAGTTAAATTATATATTTATAACTAAATTTAGTCTACAAGTTCAACATGAGGATAATCTTGGAATGTTTTCCAAAAACCACCCCAATGCAATTTGTAACTCAAAACTGACGCAGCTTGCAGGAATGCAGCAGCAACCAACGTTAAATGCTCAATTTTCCAGCTTGCCTTACCATCGACATAGGCATAAAAATCCAAAGCTTTTCCACTTTGATGTTTGCTCTTTATTTTATAACCGTCGCACAATGATTTTCCCATTTTAAACAATTCATTTTGCCGCTCAGCTGTTCTGATGCCTGCGTCGGCAGGGTGTCCAAAATCAATCGTAGAAATTTTCAATGCCAAATTACTAATTTCTATTAGTCGATTGTCGACACCGTCACGGCGCAATTTAGAATTTTCTGAAAGTTTAAACATGATTAAATTTAATACAGATATTTATTTATTAAACTTCATTAGGTGCAAAAGAACCATTAAGCCGCTTAATTGAGAAATTAATATAGCTTGCAATAAAATCCACTGGGTTTGTGCCACTGTCTCTTACACCAATAAAATACAAACCTATTTTATCAAACGCATTTAAACTAAATATTTTACTCCCGTCAAATGGAAGAGGCCGTCCATTTGATATGCCAAAATTTCCCCCATAAAAATCTAACGAACCAAGAGGAATATTTGTTGCCGTGTCATTTACAGAAAAACTAAACCCCATCGTTCTGTTATTTCCGTCTGTTTGCTCGGCGACACCTCCGCTTAATGAAACTTCATATATTCCTGAAGTGCCAACTATTAAGCTATCCCCAGAAGTCGTTATTCCATTTAGATCACCATCAGAAAGGCCAGAAACTCTAACCCATGTCCCTTGAGCAAATGAACCTAGAGGAATAGTAAGAGACGTTGTAAAAAATGGATCGCTTGCCGATAAAACAGGTTGAAAAACCAAGCTTCCATAAACAGGAAGTGCATCTTTAAGGCTAAAATCAGATTGGACTGTATTTGCACCAGATGAAACGGTATTTTTTAATGATAATGACATTATTTTCTCCTATTGAGCTATGTCGTATAAAAAATTAATACCAACTATATTTATATCTCCTGAAAATCTAGTTGGCGAACTAGTTGGACGCTTTATTATAAACGTTACTGTTGAATTTGGATTTATCCCGCCAAAAGGCAATACTTTCTCAAAAAATATAAGTTGCCCCCCAGTATCTATTGTGACTTCCGATATTTCATTTGTTGTTAACGCAGGATTAGCTATAGAACCATCAGTTACCTGTTGTATATCAACACCAATTTTATATGTCTCTCCAGCTGTAGCAGAATCATATGAAAAAAGAATATTCATTTTTAATGTATTTAAATCTGCATCTGGGGGGATTGGAAGAGTGTAAGAGCATGATACAGTGGAGAAAATTGGGTATTTAAAAGCAATTTGACCGGGCGATATAAATATTTTGTCAGGCTCATTACCAAGCGATGGTATCAAATCTCCTGCAGTTATTGATACGCTTCTTTCATTTCCTTTCCTAAGTCCCTGCGTTACGATTAAATCGTAATTATTTTTTTCTGCTTGTGTCATTGTTGGCATATTTTCACCTTTTATTTTATGTTAACCACTGATTTCCTAATTCATCGACCCATGGGTCTCCAAATTCATCCACCCATATTTCTGGCGGCTGAGGTTGTGCACCAGTTTCTTTAAATTGAGAATACATGTCACCAGATGAAAATTTATTAAATGACATCTTGTAACCTTTAAGCTGATTTTTGTTTTTATAATACATTAACTTAACACCTTATTTTTACAATATGGAATTATTAAACCACTGTATATTTACTGATGCGGCGTCTTCTGTCAAAATATTTATTTGTGCTAAACCAGCAACTTGCACCATTTGTCTATTTTGAACTTGCTTTGTATCAGTAGGGACATTAAGAGGTAGAGGCTCAATAATATCTTCACTAACATAGTATGTTACACCGCCAGTATCAATTAATGCATCAGTTGCATAAGGCGGAACATCTATGGAAACATTTTGTTCACTAGCAGAAAGATAGTGAACTGATTCACCAGACTTCTTTGGAAGAGGTAAAGACCAAGTTGGTATTTGGTTATTTGCAGATACGCCGATTACTAATTGTTGAGCTGGCATTTTATTTTACTCCTATAAGTTAATCATGAATGATGAGTGCGTATCATTTGGCAATGATAGCTCTGATAATGATGGAAGCGCACGCAATAAAAAATCAAAAAATATAATAAATTTGTTGTTGAAGCTGTCTATTGTTTCTCCAGATGGGAACTCAAGGAAAAAGGTTCTTTCAAAATTTCCAGCCGGAATGTTTGGAGTCCCCTGACCTTTCTGAACAAACACAACGGCATAATCAAAAATATCATTAGAAAATGTAACAAAATCACCGTGAGTAGGGAGCGTATTTACTTGAACCGTGTATGACTCTGTACCACTAAGTTTGTTAACGGTAAGATCTATTAGTTCTTCTCTAGTTGTTACGGATGGTGGTATTTCAATTATGAGCGTTTTTTCTCTTCCAGTGAGGTATTGAGATGACGGCGTTTTCACTGAATAAATAATATGAAATGCTCCGGCTGTAGGAACGCCAACAACGCCTCCGGTGTTTGTATTTTCACCCCATGGAATGGCTCTTATGTTTGATGATACTGTAGGTACTTCAATGAAGTCATGATACCTTGTAAATGTAGTGACATTAGAACCACTAGTAACTGCATACTTGCTAAATTTGGCAACATAGTTTGCCAAGGTTGCAGTTGTATATGTCAGCGTTAACCCTACACCTTTGCCGCCACCGGCTGGGATTGTTGTAGATGTTATTGCTCCAGTTCCGTATGGTGGTGCATTTCCAGCCCCGCCAGTATAATCCTGACCAAACCAATTCCCCATGTTAGCTACAGGGGGGATTGGGAATCCTTGTTGACCAGGCTCCAAATCTCTAAATGGGTATTGATTACTAAACCCATTTACTACAGTAAAATTGTTTACATACTGTAATGTCATAGTGGTTGGGCTAGTTTTTATTGCCTCTAGTCCAAATGGAAATGCAGTACCATTTTTAGTAAGCGTCAATGAAGCTATATTACTAGCAACCCAGTCGGTCTTAAATGTCCCGCTATTTAAAACGCTGACTTCAAAGCTGGATGAATTTTTTTTATGTGCAGAAAATGCATGTTTGTTATTGACGGCTGAATCTCGCAATACCGATATTAAACGATTGGATGGAGCAAGTTTAACTACTGTCTCGCCAGTATCCACAGGAACTTCATTAGCATAAATCAAATTATCTTCTGACTGTGAAAGCAATAACCCCCAGTTAGCTTGATGAACACTACCCGACATAACCCTTTCAACCATCCCAGTTCTATGTATCGATTGAACAAACCCAGCACTTTGAGTAATTGCCATGCCATCGCAGGCTTGGTTTTTATTATTCGAATAAATCTTAGACGGAACTGGTGTTGGGCAATTTAAATTTCCTGTGTTAAAAAAAGCATTAGCCAGAGAAAGCCCAAACGGATATCTTGACACAATCCCTTTTGCATCAGCAGCATCGACAATCTGATACCAGTTAGCAGTCATTGAAAATTGGAAATCAACATTTTCTGGCGGTTCAAGAGTAATGTAAACTCTGTCATCTAAATTAAATCCAGTTTCAGTAATGTCAGGTATGGTTACCGTAGTCTCAACTTTCTCAAGATTATTTGACGGTATTGTTAACACCCCAATGTTTATCGGAGTTGAATCAAAAATGTTATCACTTCCTTTCGTTCTTTGAAGTTTTACAGTCAAAGTTGGCGTATTGCTAATATTAGCTAGGAAATGCGATATATAAATAAACTTACCTTGAAACGCATTGTAATGCCCAAGGGGGAAGCTTATTCGTCTAAATCCGCTTACGCCTGCGGTATTGGTAGCCCTAAATGTTACAACATTTAGTGGTGTTTGCTCAATCGTGGTTGCGCTCCCCTCATTGAGCAATGTCGATGAGTAGGTTATGTCTGATGCAGCTGGGTTTTCTATGGCGATAGTGTACGTTCCCCACGCAAAAACTACCTCTTTAACTTTTATTGGCTGGATGCTATATATGGCCTCATTAACCATACTATGAAATTCAAAGTTAGGGCAAAGATTAAGATTATTCCCAACCTCATCTGGGGTTGGGTCAAACTCAGTCGTTGGCGGCCAAGAAAGACGCTCCAAAACTAGCCTATTATCTGCCGTTGCAATAACTTGGATATCATATAGCTCAGCTTCTGTCTCATCATCTTCATTAAATGGGTAAAACCATATATCAAATGGCAATGCACCTGCACCATCTAAATCAAGCTCAGTTGCGGGGACAAATGGATTTTGCGGGTCGCCAGATTGGTGATATATAGGTTTTGGGCAACCCAAGCAGCCAGCCTTGAAAAAAAATATCTTCCCAATTGTTGGTTCACGAGTCACCGGGTCAATAATATTTTGCTGAATTGGTGGAGACAGAACAAGTTTATCGAAATTAACGGCCATGGGGCTACCTTTTTGTTTGCTGTTCTGATATACTGAACAGTGTAAATTTTGGTTGTCTTAATTTTAACATAAAATAATGAGGTTTAATTATGAATACGATAAAAAAAAGAGTTGTTGAATTATATTTGCAAATGGCACTTAACAATGTCTTTACAATGGTTATTGTCTTGATGCAAAGCAAAGCAGACAACATAACATGGATTGCCTGTCTTTCTATAATATGTTCAATTGGAATTTTCCGTTTAAACAAAGCTGAGGACGCACAATAATTCATTTGCAACTATTTGCCTCCAAGTAAGGCCGATGATAATCCAGCCAAAGCAGGGTAAGTCGCTCTTCTGGGCTTATTGCCAGGCTGGATTTCTCGCTCTAGTTTAGCTATCATCTCTGGGGATGCTGTTGATCTAGCCAGCATAGCACCAAGAGCAGGCAGCCCTATTGCGCCAATTGCTGCCCCTGCAATTGGACTCTCTCCTCTTTCGTGCGCAGATAACGAACCTATGCTTGCTCCTAAAACTGCCCCAGCAGATTGGTTCTTAAGAAAATTAATAATGCTGCTATTATTAGCGATATTTTTTGCTCTTAATGCGGATGAAAACATTCTATTTTCAGACGGTGTAAACATAAACTTCCTTTGCTCATCGCTTAACCTATCATACTTATTAAGCGCTATTTTTGGATTAAAATCACCATCTTTAAATGCTTCGGCCATATAATCTTGCTTAAGTGCTTGCGCAGCTTTTTCTTTGTTGCCAAGAAGATTTGCCAAATGGTACATTTGAGCAGTACTTTTTTTCGATTTTGAAGCAGGCAAAAAATGATTGTCGATATCAGCATCAGGGTTTACACCAATTTTTTTTGCCTGAGCTGCAGAATATTGAAGCTCAGGCGTTCCATCATCTTTCATTTTACTAGCTGCACTAGAAAAACTTTTAAGCCTTTTGTAGTTTTCCCTCTGCTCTCTCCATAGGTTAGAGAAATAAGTTGCCACAGGGCTATTTTGTGCATTTATATCTACCTGTTGCTTTAAAGCCTTGCCCATTTTAGATGACAGCCTCTGCAAAACCTCTTGACTGGCGTCATTTGTATGACTCCATCTCTTGGGAATAGAGTTTATTTTCTCATTATAGCGAGTTGCATGCTCATAAGATGTAGGCGGGTTATTTATCATATCTTCCAGCTCTTTTTTAGCGTCTTTATATTTTTCTGGTATATCCTTTATTTTTGGCTGCATTTTTTCTAGCATTTTTTTTGCCTTATTAACAAAATAACTAGAGTCAAACGGAACACCAGACATGTCAGCTCCTTTTGCAACCGGCAATAAAGTTTTCTCCCAATCTTTTGCTTTATCAGAAGCCTCTTTGAACGCATCGCCCAAAGCCGATTGAATTGCTCCTGCACCCTGAGGAGAGCCCATCATTTGGCCAGCTTTTCTAGCAAGAACATTAGGTGTCAATGAAATTAATCCGCGAGAAATAGCGGGAATCCCATATTCAGTGGCAGCCCCAAGGCCGCCACCAAGTAAAGCCCCTTCGATAGCACTAGATTTCATATCTTGAGGATTTTGACTCGCACCATAAAGAGCACCAGAAGCAGCCTGAGAACGTACAGTTGGTGAAACTAGACGCCCCAATGCTCCAGTTGGCTTTTCTATGCCGAATAATTCCCCAAGCTTGCCAAGACCTTTTGCGCCAGCTAAAGCCTCGCCGCCAATTACAGAGGGGACAAATGAGCCTAGTGATTCTGCCACACCGCTTGGCTCATCTCCAATTGCTGATGCCAAATCAGCTGGTTTTGGAATTGTTGGAACAGACTGCTTACCTGTAAGTTGGTTAACTATATTTGCCGGAAGATTTGCTATCCCAGTAGTTCCGCGAGCAATCCCCGTCAACAATGATAATGGTACTCCAGCAACGTTTCTAGCTGCGCCACGCCACCCTTGAGTTGGATTTTGCAATTCTTGCTGCTGAGCCTTTAAATCCCCCATCAGCCTTTTAGAGTGAATATAATCCCTAGCAGTAAGCAAAGCATTAGCGCCATCATCTGACAAATCATTTAGCTTATCGTTTGCTAATGCCTCTATATCATCGCTAGATAAGCGTGAATACATGTTTTTTAATGAATCATGAGGGACATTGTCCATCAAGTATCGCGTAACTTTTCCCATTAACGATTACTCCTGAATTGCTCAATTAAATCTTCAGCCCCATTTTGATCCGCACCACCTTGAGAAGATGCTTGAGCTGGATTCAAAACACCTCTGCGGCCAGCTTGAGCGGCTTCACCAAGCCATTGGTCAATATATTTTTGAGCCGCAGCAAACACCTCTGGAGATACAAGAGATTGGAAATTGCCCAATCTGCCGACCGTCTTACGTTGGACATCAGCAAGCAATTTCTCGCCCACATTACCACCAGCAGCCCTTATTCGAGCTGCTGCTATTTCAGGCTGCAATGCCCGTGCAGCAATGTATCTTGCTTGGTCATCAGGGTTTTGGCCAGACAATTCTTGTTTCAATAGCAATGGGCTTATTCCATCTATTTGCTGTGCATAGTTAGCAAGCGCAGGAACAACATGCTTGCTTAATGCGCTCAATGAATCTATCGCCATTTGTTGGGCCTGTGTAAAGCTTCTGGTTTTAGAAGTTGCAGCATAACTGCCAGATGGGTCGATTTTCTTTAAATCAAGTCCTTTTGCATTTGCTAGGTCTTGTAGCGTATTTCCCTTAGCAAATAAATTTGCCGCTTCTTCTGGCTGATACCCCATTGCCTGAGCAACAGCTAAATCTTGCTCTCTCCTATCTGGGTTCAAGCTAAACCAGCCTGCGCCAGACACCCTTTGAGTGTAAAATTTCGATTTTGCCTCTTGCAAATCTTGTGCATTCTGAATCCCACGCATAATTAAATCACTTGGTGATGGGGATTGCTGCCCTCTCATTCCATTTTGACTTGGCGTAAGCACAGGCTTAAGCGGCAACGATTGCTGAGGCTGCTGACCCTGCTGCGGAAGTTTTGTCAGCCCAAGAAGTCCACTAGGCTGCTGATTCATAACTGGTCTTGGTTGTAACTGTTGCGCTTGTTGCTGAACTGGTTGCAATGGCAATTGTCGCTGTGTTTGAGCAACATTTTGCATTAATTGAGGATTATTCTGAGCATATAGCGCAGCCCCAACTTGCCCTGCAACACCGGGTAAATTTAACAATGGATATTGTGCCATCAAGCGCGCTTTTTGAACTTCCAAAGGGTTCATCTGTGAAGCCAAATTTAATGCTTGTTGCTGTCTTTTGTTAGCAAGCGATGCGCCTTGTGTTTGATATGGAGCTAATTTATTTGCTAAATCCAATGCCTGTTGTTGACGTTGGTTTGCAAGGGCAGCAGCTTGAAACTGATATGGCGCCATAGCCTGAGCATGTGCCAGATTAGTAATTTCAGCCATCTTTTGCAATGCGCCATCGAATGGGATGCGCATTTCACCTATTCTTGTATCTAATGCCATTATAATAACCCCGCTAACATACCAAGACCCATGCCGCCGCTGCCGCCATCGCCCGTAAATTCCTCAGCCCCGCCAATTCCAATATCAAATGGGCTTTCAAGCATAGAGCCAATATCACCAAATTGTGACTGGGTGCGCTGATTTCTCCACTGATCCTTGCCGCCTATCAGATTAGCCATGCTTTCTAAAAACTGGTTCTGCATATTTGTGCCAAATTCACCAGCACCTATTTGCTGGCCATAGCCTTGTTGCTGCTGACCAAGGCCAAACTCAAATGGCTGCATAGCATTTTGCAAATACTTCTGCTGATCTCCACTAACAACGCCTTGAAGCCTCTGAGCAAGCTCTTGCTGAGCCTGCGGAGTTCCCAAGTTACCAGCAGCGGCAGCTTGATTTCCCATTGCCTCTTGAAGCTGCCTAGTTTGTTCTTTTGCATATGGGCTTTCAGAATATTGGCCCATAATTTTATCCTCAAGGCCAGTTGGATTTTTTACCAAGTCGGCTAGAGGGCCTGACAACAATGCCTGTAATCCGCTAAGGCCTTGTTTACCAGCATCAGTATACGGGGTAATATAACCTTGCATTTTCCCATATTCATCGAGCATTTTAGAATATGGATTTTTTTGAAAAAATGAACCAAATAAATCTGTTAATCCACCAATGCCTTCATGAACCCCTTGGGACATCATCCCAAATCCGCCGCCATCTGCCATAATATTCACCTATGTAACGTTTACTGTTTTAAATGTGCCATCGACATTCAATAAATATGTTTTTGTATCACTATTATATACAAGTTTTGTTTGTTTAAACTTTGGATTTCTAATAGTATTTCCAGTGTCAAGAAATTCTTTTTCCATCTCTGCTATATCAGAAGAACTAACAGTTGCCTGTATGTTGCCGTCATCTGGAAAATGGAATGTTTGCTGGTGCTCAAAATCGGCAAAATATTGAACCCACTCTGGGGTAAGCATTCCATTCTCATCGACAACGCGAGATTTTGTTGGAGCTATTACTGTTCTCATTCAATATTCTCCTCAGTTGCATCGAAGTTGATATCGAAAATAGCAACCCTATCTGGCGATACAAACCTAAATTTGAACGCCCAAAATCTCCCAGAACCCAAATTATAAAAATCTAATGTATCAATTCGATTCCCTTGTTTTGCTAGCTGCCTTATCATTGTAATTGGAAATGTAACGCCTTTATCATGTGAAATAGACATGTAGCATTCAGCATCTCTACAGGGACGGCAAGATGGGTCACATGCCGTGTCTGGGACATTTGCCATGCCTTGCTCCATATCAAGCTTCAGCTTTGAAACAACAAATTTAATTCTTTCATCATTGGCATGGCTGTAATTTTTTGAAAAAAATGTTCTAGTAATAGCCTTTCCATTTTCTGAGTATAGGTCAACATCAAATTTATATAGGTTTCCATCCATGCTCGATAGAGCATATTGTGTGTTATTGAATCTAGTAACATACCGGATAGGATGTAGGCTTGATGAAGCTCCTGTCACAATAGAAAATCGATTTGTAGATAGGTCATAAAGCAAAGAAACCTCATCTTTAATCCAATTTATTTGATAAAAAATATGGCTATCTACCTGATAAGAAAACGCCTGACATTCTTCAACAAATTTTAGCTGGTTAATGATAAAACTGATATCTCCTTGGGTAAGAATTTTTGGTTCGCCACCATCACTAACCATAATTTGAGGAGATGAATCATTATTTTGACCCAGCCAAAAAACATAATTACTGCTAACTGCTATACTGTCCGCATTTACGCACCCGTATTCAAAAAATATTGTATTGCTTCTCTGGTATGGGAATCCAACTGTGCCTGCATCATAAAATATCGTTGCATTATTATCGCCAAAAACAATAACCTGCCGCTTAAATGAAACAACACCTACCGTTTTACTATCTATTGTTGTTTTCAACAAAGCATCCCAAACTAGTGCATTATTGAAATCGCTTAAATGCCACTCATTATTTGATTTATTATTTAAAATAAATCTATCATCCTTATAATCTATAATACCAGGCACGACGCCATCAGGCAAAACAGCTTTTGAAAATGCAGATGTCTGAGTGTTGAATACATAGACGCTCGTGCCATCTGAAAAAGCTATTTGATTTACATTGTTTTCCTGTATATAAACCTTGGTGTTTGAAGTGCTAAGTGGTTCTGTTTGGTTGAGCAAAAAATGGTTTCCCTGTTCATCCACTAAAAAAACATTATCATTAAATACAACAACTAGCTTATTAAGAATATTGCTCTTAAAAATTCCCCTTGCAAAAGTCCCGTAAGAAAAATCACCTACCTTCTCATGTCCAGCAGTGGGGTACAAAGCAGGTTTGCCAGATGCAGCAGAAATATAAAAATTATACAGCTGGCTATTATCCAACTGTGGAAATTTTGATGGGCTATACCCACGAGATATATCGATATTATGATTAAAAATCAAGGCCTATACCCACGCAATAAGCTGCCTTCGGCAGAAAGGCGCATTGATTTTTGTGATGCGCTTTCTCCAGTAATGCCAATTTTCACTGTATTAATATTGTGATTAATAGGCTTGATATCTTTAAGCCTATTTTTTATTTCATTAATTTTTTTGCTTATTTCTGGGTCTCGCCCCATTTGGTTTCTTACTCTCAAGTCGTTAGCAAGAGTCCACACAAGCAAAGTTTTATAAAATAATGATTCGTCAGAAAGATCATCATCGGGTTGAAGATTCACTATCTTTTTAAGCCCAGATACTATTCTAACTGGGAAATCTCTATCAGGAATAAAATAAAAAAACATTTCTATCCCAGTAGCTGTTCGTTTTGCATAACCAGAAAATGGGAGAGATTTTACGTTATCAATTACAGCAAAATTATAAAAATCTTCCGTACTTAGCAGCTCAACATCAATCCATATTGTACTGATATTAAATTGCATTTTATTTATTTTAATGTAATCGTTTAGAGTAAACGTTTGTTGCCCCGACGGAAGTGTAAATACTTCCTGAGCATTCAATGATATTTCATTTCCATTTTTATTTATATCATCGATAATATAATTTAATAGCCTTGCGCCATCAAAAAGCTGTGTAGCAGTTAGGGTTTGGCCTTCTTCAGCTATGATATTTCCAAACCGATACGCATCATTAATTAATACAGAAGCTTTCATACAAGACCTATTTCAAAAATATTGCCCCGCCATTGCGGAGGCGGGGCAATGGATATCTTCTAAATTAGAAGAAACCTGTACCCTCTACAGGAAAGATTAGACGCATAGCATACTCTGGCTCCATGACTGCTCCATAACGGATATCATGTGATACAACACTTTTTGCCTTACCAAGAACAGCACCACGATAAACGCGATAACCAATTTTAGTATCCTTGTCAACAATAGATGCACTTGGGAACGGCTCAACCGATGGTAATTTAGGAGAAGCAAAACGGAACGCCTTTCCTTGCCAGATAACACCAGATTTGTGCGTTTTAACAATACGCAATCTATCAGTTGTTGCGCCAGCGCCAACAGAAATCAATCGATTTAGATTTCGAGCTGTATCTTGCCCAGTACCATCAAATACCAGTTCAGGAATAACTTTGAACGTAATGCTACCACCAGCAGCAGTTGCTCCACCTTCAACTACTTTAAATTGAGCATTGTTAGCAGTTAAAGTTTTGTCTTGAATCCGCAAGAATTTCAATGGATTTTGCTCGTTAAATTTACCGCCACCTTGAGTAGCTGTTCCAATGTCACCCAAGTCGTTATCGACAACAGTAACGCCATTTGTTACGTTTTCTACGGTGATAATAGAAGCAGGAATTGGCGTGCTGGTGCCAGGTAGAATTGTTGTAGAGCTAGTAATGGAAGTAATCACATGCTCGCCAGTGCCATCTTCAGAAAGAGTACCAGAAAAATGGATTGGATTTAATTGACTTTGGAAATATTTTGTATTTACAGTTCCACGAATAGAACCTAATTCCCAATTTTTAACCAATTTTTCATTTGAAGTTGGCACAAATTCTTGCAACCCTGTGTTGATGATTCTGGTTGTATCAATATCAGGCAGCACACATTTAGCCATCTGACTACCACCGAAATTACGGAATAGTGTATTTGCTAAGCGCAATTGCTGGAAGTCGCCCAAGCTATTTGCATTTGCATCAACATTCCCTGCCCAACGATAGCCACCAAAACAAGCAACACTAGCCAAATCTTGGTCAACCTGACCTGCAAGGCTTGCCGCCATATCTGAACCAAATGCGTCCATCAAGGATTCTAAGTTGTGTGTTTGCCATTCCTGATCTGTAATATTCTGAACAACGTTTTTTTCTGTGTTAATAGTTAACACACCAAACCGCTCTTTAAAATCACCATCAGTATCAACATCAAACGCCAATTGGTCGCGAACATTGAAAACAGAAGACAAGCGATATTGCACACTGTCGCCACGAAGACCGGGCACCACAGAGTCCCAACCCTCAAAATCTTTTTCAGCCTCGCCACCATAGGTAAGATGTGCATTCAAGTGCCCTAGCGTTTCTTTTGCATACGCTTCAACACTAACTAATTGATTAGCCATTTATAACTCCAATTAAAAATTAATAATTGGCAGCAAAAACAACTACTTGAAATTTAACGCGAGTAAAATTTCCTCATTATTCTCGCGTTTCGTTCAGCATCAGTCTCTTTGCCACCGCCATTAGCAGGTGGTGTTTTGACTTCTTTAACTGGTTTATTAGCTACTTTAGGCTTAGTTTTAGACTCAAGAAGAGAGGACATTTCTGCAGCTTGTCTATATGACGGCATAGCTTTCAACCTAGATAGAGTTTTTGGACTCTTAGCCAAATTGTAAATTATCTTTTCGCCATCTTTTAGAGCTGCTGCTTTAGTGACAAGAAGAGCAAGAGAAGTATCGCCATATCCAGCCTCTACTTGAGCCTGTCTGGTCAACCGCTCTGTGACATAATCCCAATCTTTATAACGGGATCGCCCTTCGTTATCAGCATATTGCAATGCTTGAACATTATCACTATGAACACCATGAGGTGAAGTCGCAAAATTGTTTTGGTTACCTTGCTGATTACCTTGCAATTGTTGCTGTTGCTGTTGCTGTTGCTGTGCCATGATTTCCGCATAAGCACGCTTATAAGCTCTTTCCTCACCAATCATAATGCCTTTTTCTATAGCCCCTTTTCGGACTCCAGCATAATTTTTATGCTGCTCTTCAGCACTTTCCTCAGTTTCATCGTCAAAGCCTTCATCATCCTCATCAGGCTCATCGTCAAAACCTTCAGTCTCACTAAGATCACTAGCATCACTAGCATCACTAGCATCGCCAGAAGAATCCTCAACTACGCCATTTTCAATAGCATTTTCACCAATTTCAGTTTCAACTTTATTTTCTAAAGCATCATCTTTTTCAGAATTCATAACACCTCTTTTTTACCGTGTTTTTTCACGTACCTACCTTAAGGCGGAAGCACCGATATTTTTAACTGATAAATAACAACATACCATTGGTTAAGCCAATGACTCTTAACTTATTTTATAACAAAAAAACAAATATATGTCAAATATATTCTATACTATATTTGTATATGACGGTATATACATAGTACCTTCAAAATCAATTTTAGTACTAACTGGAGGCGTTCCTCCTGCATCAACACCCATAGTAAGGCTGCCTTCTTGGGTAATAAAAACAGTAAATGCATGCTGAATATTTCCTGCGGCAACTCCATATTTAACTAATGCCAATGCTCTTCTTGGTCTATATAGCTCTGGTATTGTTCCTACAATCTCAAGCCCAGAAGTAGGCGAAGGAGATGTTTGAACAAGACCTGACATATATACAAGACCAGACGGGAGTATAGTAAAATTTAATTGATTTCCCAACGGCTCTTCAAAGCTTACAGCAGAATCATTAAATACAAGAGTTTTAAATATTGGCTTTTGAACTTCTCTATTGGTCAAAAATCTATACGAATCTCCATCGCGGAGCATCCCAACCGATCTTACTGTATTGTTAACTGGCATTTTATTTTCCTCAATAATTATAACTTAACAGGGATGTAGGTCATCCCCTCTAAAAAAACATTTTCGCTGACAGGCGGCGGGGCAGGATTTGCGCCGGCAACAAATGCATTTAAAATCCCGTCTCCAAGATAAACCATATACCACGTTGTTATCACGCCGTTAAGAAACGAGATGGCTGGAAACGTCATAAATCGTCTAGGCCTATATTTGAGTGGGATCACCCCTACAGTTTTGTCGTTTCCAGTAGTTGCACTTTTAGTTTTAAATGCGCCACTAACATAAACTAGCCCGCTTGGCAAAATAGTGAAATTTAACGGCTCTGCAACACCTGCACTTGGACGCTCAAAATCAGAGTTGACTCCATCGTTAAATATTAACTCATTAAATACCGGCTTCTCAATGCCTTTATTGGTTAAATAATTGTATGAATCCCCGTCTCGCATCATTCCAACGGGTTTTTCTGTGTTAAAAACAGGCATATAAACCTCCTAATAAAAAAAATTACTCGTTAATGTTTGTAATTTTTGCGGGACGCCCCCTTTTTTTCTCTTCAACTGAACCTTGATTTTCCTTGGCAACACTTGCACTTTCGGCAATAAATTTTATTTTTTCAGCATCTTTTTTTGCATTCTGCTCTGCTTTTGACTCAATCATGGACATGTTTTGAGACTCAGACTTAATGTTTGTCTTGTTTTTTGTAAGAACAGTATAAATTACTCTTGAAGGCAAATTTTTATCTACATGCGTAACAACGCCCGAAACTTGCATTCCATATTCATTAGAAACTTCAACTTTATCGCCAATAACATACATAATTATACCTCTTTATAATGCCTTAATAGTTCTCTTTGGTTTTCACTTTGCTGCTGATAAACATCAACAGCCATTTTGCTACTGCCCTGTTCTCGCTGAATTTGAGCCTTGTTGAGATCAATTGCAGAATCAGCAGCAGCCTGTTTTGCCTTTAGCGCCAGCTCCTGTTCCTTCAATGACAACTCATGCATTTTTAATTGCAGCTCAGCTTGCATTGCCTGTATTTTAATTTGCTCAGGATTTGGCTGGTTTTGGCTGGCCGCCATGGCCTTCTGAGTAAATTCCTCATACGACTCAATGATTTTATTTTTCCCATTTAACGGCGTATTCTCTAGCAAAATAGGAATCCCAGCCGTATTTAACCACTGAGCAAACGCTGGCGACGCTTTAGCATACTCCAACATACTTTCAACAGTAACTTGTTGCTGTAGAGCATAATTAGCTCCTTTAGTAACTTGAATTGAAAATCTTTCAATATCCGTTTCATTATAATCTATTGTAACATTATTTTTTTCTTGATTGCTGCTTGATATATCAATTTCTTGCTGCTCATACAAAAACGGGAGCGCACTTAATATTACCCTGCCAATTTGAGCAGTGGTGATTATTAAATTTTTCATTAACGTTGATATGGACGCATTCATGAAATCAGCTAAATTATAAAGAGCTTTGCCAGACATGTTTGTCTGGTCTAGGGAATAATATTGAGACCCCAAAATTGTATTGATTGTCGTGTCCATGCTTTGGAAAACCTCAAGTAACGAATCTGGTATGGGTGGCTGAGGCATCCATTCTGGTGGCGGGTTATTTACGGGAACGCCTTCAACATCATCACGAGACTTCCACACCAAGTTTTTTTTGCTGGCTGGATTTGCAACTACATCTTCTAGTGAGTCAGTCATGCTTTCCTGAGCAACCATAAACCTTCCGGTTGAGTTATTTATCATCTCAAAAAACAATGAATTGAATGCTATGTTTTTTGCTCTTTGAGCATCAATTGCAGCTTCTGCAAATGGTGTGACAACTTCTTTACCAGCAATTATTTTCCTATCTGAATAGAATGCAACATATGGCAGGCATTTGAAATTCAATGTGGTTTCTTGCTCAATAATTAAATCACCACAAATCCTCATATGTTTTATTTCAACATCATTGGTAGTTCGTTCTGCTAGAATTAAGCTTTCATCCTCTGGCTTTTCTTCGGTTATTTCATCACCGAAATCCCCTCTAACTAGATAAAGATTTTTTTCAGTATATGACTTGTAGCAATAGTCTATAATAGCAACTGTTTTTTGCCCTTCCCGCTCACGAACCCAGCTAATTCCGACGCCGGCATATTTTCTAGAGTACGCCTCGACATCCTCAATGTTTATATGCTTATAATCCCTTTTAAATGCATCGACACTTATATATGACAACTCATACACATAGTCAGCATCTTCTTTTGTCATTTTTATTGCGCACGGGTCAAAAAAAATCATTGTCGGGTCTTCGACTGATTTAATTTTTACACACTGTTCAAACCCAACATTGTTAATGTAGTCCGTGTACAGTTTAAAAACAGCTCTGCCGCCAGTTCCAGCTAGTTCAGCAGCTTCGCCGACAATATCAGGATATCTGTTATACTCGTAAATTGATTGCAGCTTTGCTGTTAATGCCTTAGCAGTTTGGTCATCATTTGGGTCAGTATCGCTTTCAACTGGAATTACAGACGATTCAGGAATACTCTCAGTTATATTTTTTAACTGGTGTTTTAATATCGGAGAGATTATTGAAAATGTTAGCGTTGGCCTGTCTGTTCCCTCTAGTGTGCCAACGTCAGCATCTGTAAGCGAGCGACAAAAAACCATTTTCAAGTTTTTCGTGTATGTCTCATTCAAATCCTTTGCATAGTCATATGCGTTTCTAATATTGTCGCATATATCTGCCCCTATTTTATTTTTAGTACCCTTTGAATGTAATTGCTCCTCTCTGCTGTAACTTTGCATAGTTTTTTACACGATTATCTTGTGATATGACTGTATCATCTTTTTTGTTATTGCGCAATAGTATTTCAATTGCGTCCATCATGCAGTCGACTTGGTCATCGTGTATTTTTCTCTTGTTTTTATTTTCTGGCGCAAATTGAACCACTTCTGAAACAAGATCCATGTAATAATCTGCATATTTGTTTAAATATACAAAACCATGCTGTATGTATTCAGAACACTCACGTGCTCGGGTATATTTATCCTTGTAACGGGGGACATCAACAACACCTATTGGATATCCTAGGTCTGCTAATCTTCGTCTCAACCCCTGTATCAATGCATGTCCATTACTCTTTTTTTCTATGTATATTTTTTTTACGCCATTTGCAATACACATATTTGATATAACTTCAAATTGCTCTGTATATTCAACTTTTCCACGGAATTGTTTTATTAAGAAAATTCTGTTTTTGCTTAGCCCCCACACCTGAGCAACAGTATAATCATTAGCATTTCCTGTTTCTTGTGCCGTATCTACAGTTATTATTTTTGTTTCAAAATCAGGCGTCACATTATAAAACTGAAACCACTCAATTTTGAACAATTTGCCAGATGGAACGATTCTCCAATTCCCCATTAATAAACGTTGCTTCTCTTCTTCAGGCAAAGCATGCAAAGACGCAACATAATTTGGATTTTTTCTGATTAATTCAGGGTTATCCTCGATTGTAGATGGGATGAATGTGAATGAAATAGGCGTGTTTTCTGGCGGTTCGCCAATGCTTCGGAGATACTTGCAGGCTTCCTCTCTATCGTCAAACCAAACTATATCATCTCCACACCGAGCAATCCATCTGATTACACCTGACCGCTCTTTTATTGCAAACCCATCAGGGCTTATCCACCAATCAATTAAATCTAAAACCCAATTTGGCTCTGGGTTGCATGTTGCTCGGATGTATGGCCGTATATTACCAGATGTTGAACGAAGCCGCGACACTAAATACCAAAACTGATAAGATGAAAAATGGGTAACTTCATCAAAACCTATATAATCCATTTGAGTGCCCTGCCAATCTTTTACCGTTTCATCATATTGGAGTCCGGCGAATTTAATATCAACATTTTTATTTTTTGCATCAAACTTTATTATTTCTCCTGTTTCTTTATTCCTGTATTTTATATAATCATTTTTACCGGTATGTTTAAATGTCCACGATAATTGAACATTATTAGCCTTGCCGCCGCAGTCAGAAAACATACGTTTTGATTCAGTCCAAATTCCTCCGGGTTTTATGAGATCTGTAGATTTTCTGCGGAAAATAACACCGTGAAATTCTGGCAGATTTGCCCAGCTAACGACATCAAGCAACAAACCGTACGTTTTCCCGCCTCCAGCAGCTCCGCCGTAAAATACAATGTCAGCTGTGGATGACAAAAATTTTTGTTGCGCCCCAATTTGAGCTTTATATACTGTATTAGACATCAGCCACGATGCTCTTTAAATCCAAACATATGCGTTTTATTTTATCTGGTATGTCTGTGTCACTCAAATACTCGCATGATTTTGATGAAAACAATAGATTAAATTTCTCATCGTCATCAAAAAAAATAGAATGCATTTTAAAAATGAAATCTCCATCATCTCCAATCCAAAGGTTTTTAATCCCATGGAAATTAAAAAGATACCCGTTAAACGCGTAGTATTTTGGGCTAGATTTACTGCAAACAATTTCAATTGGAGCACCGAAAGCAATTATTTTTCTATTTGCCACATCCATTAACACGTTAACAATTAGCGAGCCAAGATTTTCGCTTACTACTATTTCTGTTTTTGTTAATCTCATGACAGGCCTTTTGCGAAAAGATATAGTTGGTTTATCATTACAACTAGCGTCATAATGCATGACGAAACACATAAAAAAATAGAGAATACATATTTGCCAATACCCCCCCCTATTTTTCTTTCCAATCTCATAAAAATAAATAAAATTGTAATTGTGAAAAAAACACCTGACATCAATATAATTAACAAAAATGTAAACGCCAATAGATGCAAAAATATCATAGCAACCTCTCAACGTAAAATACAGAAAAAATTACGTGCGCAACAATCATTTGTCAGCCCTCTCGTCCCGCTCCATATTCAGGGTATCGTCGTATGATATTGCAAAATCAAATTCATTTGGTGACGACCCGCAAATCTCGTTTGCCGCATCTTCTGCAAATTTATTTGTTTTTTCCGTAGAATAGTCCAAAACTTTCTCATAGAATAATTTTGAATTTGCAAGCAACCGCCCGCAAAAATCGTCCACATTCCTTGATTCATTTAGAAAATCAACATCACATATTAATTCTTGGTGGAATTTGTCTACGGTGAAATTTTTTAGGCTGTCTGCTGCCTCTTGAAACGATGAAAAATCTATCACATCCTCGTAATCAAAAATTTTAACCCTACCTACATTCCCAGCTATTTTATAACGCCGTGTAAATATTCTAGCCAGAGTAGCTTGCTGCAATGATTTGTTTTTAAAATAAAAATCAGCACAAATTCCGTGAATTTTATCAGAAAAAACAATCGCTTCACCGACAAAATTATTGCTTAATGCCGCAAAACTATATTCTGCTATCCGCTTTATTTCAATCATTTTTAATCACCTTTTAATATTTTATACGAGATTACCACTCATCTACCCCATATTAATTCCGTTTAAAATTTCACACAACGATTCGTCAGCATTAAAATATTTCCCCCTTTCCTTTGCAAACACTTTTTTTGCCGCCTCACCTATTTGACAACATATCCTGTTTAACTCGTTTACATAATCGCAATCAAATAAATAATTTAAAACGCCAGATGCGTCAGCCTTGTCTATGTTGATTTTATTGCAAACCTCCTCAATTGCACAAATATTACCAATAAAATCGGCTG